CTTATGGTCGGTGGCTCTACGACCTGCACAATAAGGTGAATGCAAAGCTTCGGCGACAGTGTTCCGAGGACCCCTCGGTGATTTGTCCCGAGGCAGACCCTGACTTTGAAGACGTGAAACGGCAGTATGACGATATGAAACCGACCGCAGTGCCTGGACGAGACTTCTTGATGGCGATTGCCTATAACTTTCCAGCCGAACCTGAACCACGAGACATGTCGACTCAACGCGAGTTCATTCATCATTTAGCCGATGCGTATCCCTTTGAAAGTTTCCGCAGTGTATTTCAATCCTACCTCAAAGCCCACGAACCCGTCTTGAAGAATCAAAAAACCTATACCAAGTGGATGTACGGGCTTCTCCAAGAATTGTCTGCAGTTGCAAAGGTTCCAATCAAGAGTTATCGTGGCTACATGGCCCATTTGGCGTATTACAAGAGCGGTTGCTCGCGTAAGACGTATAAAGGAAAAACCTGCAGGCGTTTGGGTGGAGGGAAGTATACGAAGCAACGAGACCACAAGATCACGCGCCGTGTGACTCATAAATCCTTATTATAGTTACTTCTTCTTGTCTTTTAAGGCTTCCAGTTGGCGCACATGTTTCGCAGAGTAACATGTGTCCTTACCTTTGGCCTTCTCTTTTGCGGATTTCTTGCTTTCTCTACGAGTTTTAGGGTCTTGGTCCATTGGAGTCTACTTATTTAGTACTTCTTAGTTCCATTTTTCTTGGACTTGCGGGTCTTGCGTCCACCCCTTCGGACTTGCATAGGTGGGAATGAGACTTTACCGTCTTCATCCTCTTCTTCAACACCGCCACGACGGGAACGACGACGACCACCGGACAAAGGTGCAGCAGTCTCTCCAATACCGCCACCACGCATGGTCTTCTTGTAGGTCTTCTTGGCCATCTTCAAGACCGCGGATAAAGGCTTGCCCTTGTTGGCCTTCATGGTCTTCTTGACGTGAGTCATCCATGCGCTTCGCTTACCTGCAGATTGTCCTTCAACTGGTGCTGATTCACTCATTTTGTTTAGTAGGTAGGAAAGATTCTGAACGCAGTGCTTCAGGTTTTTCACGGAACCCACCCCCGCTCGAGTCGAACAAATTCCACTGGCATCCCAACGCCAGGGGTTTATCCTTTCGAACATTCACCGTTCGAAGTTCGGCGTCAGGTGCGACCATCACAATGTGGTCACGAGTGAATCGAATCAACTCCTTTTCATCGCGTGAATGAAGGGCTTGTTGATAGGTGAGTCGACGCAGTCCAGACTCGGTCCACGACAAATTGACCAAGTCATCGAGGTCGGTTCCCTGTGTACCTCCCGAGACAATCAAGACCTTATCTTTCAAGCTATCGAGAGGAACGGTAGCCAAGTTCTTGGTTGTAGAGACCAATCGACGACGCACGGTGGTCATCAAATGTTCAGCCATACGATTCAACACCAGTGTCTTGGTCGTATGCGGCACAATGGAGAAGATGAAGGGGTCATTGGAGGGGAACGCATCGTTTGCAATCAGGATACACACCTGTTCAAAGGTGATGTTATCGGTCGCATAGTCGTATCCATCATTCTGAGGACGAAGCGCAACGACTGGATGGTCTTGTTCGTCCGAATACACATGGACTTCCAAGAGACGTACACCGCGAGCGAGTGCAGACGGAATGTCTTCAAACACAGACCCAGGGACATAGTAATCACAGAGTCGTTTGCGACTTGTTAACACAGGTTGGACTCCAAGGGACTCATCTTGTAAGAGGTATCCAATGAAGACAAGTAAAAGCACAATCATGAGCCATTCCATTATTCTTTTGCGGATGATTCTTTCTTGGGCATCGTGAACAACAGATTGCGAAAGAGATTGACTACCTCATCCGGCATGGATTGATTCATGGGTAAGTTCATCAAGCAAGCGTAGTGGAAATACAAGCAATACATTCCACATTCAGAATCCTTGTATTGGTGTCGTGTCTTGTTGTAGGTCATCTTCATAGGCTTTGAGTGGATGCCTGTGGAATCCCACTGGTCTTTCCATCGTTTCATCAAGATTTTGATTTCCTTCTCGGGTTGAGAGGCGTAGGAATCGAAATAGGTCACACGAGGAAACTCCAACTCAGGGCGGACATCGCAAAACACCGCAACCCAATGTTGACCCGGTCCATCGTGTGGGTCTGTGTTAATCACAATTCCAAACTGCTGCTTTCCTTTGTCGTAGAGGGATTTGAGTTTCATGGAACATAATGCAGACACTAAGCACTTTTGGGTTTCGGACTTCAAGTCAAAGTCGATAGGCACCGTGCCCATGTAATGGTAATCCGCAAAGAGTTCAGTGTAGTTACGCTCGACGGCATCAATGTCGTCGGACGAAAGCCATTCATATCGGTTCAAGGACCATTCTTTGGGTGCTTTGGGTCTGCGTAAGAGACTGGAGACGATACATTCAGCTCGACCCGTCTTGCACTTTTCACGAAAGCGGTCTTGAAGGTTTCCCCATGTATCCTCTGCGGATTCCTTGGGAATAGGAGCTTCACGCGGATGTTCTTTGTTGTAGACTTGGCGTAGTCGCTCGATTTCGTCTTCGTCAAAGACAGACATCCCTTATTCACTTCGGATACTTTATACACTAGTATTAATGGTCTTTCCAGAGACAGTCATTGTATCTGTCACGCTACATGGTTCAATCCATCCTGAAGACGGCGAACCCGTATCCACCTTTAAAGTTCCAGAGGGTATGCGAATTAAAAAGATAAGTGCAGTGGCTCCAGGAGTGTGTAATGTAACATCGGAGACCCAGATTGCTAAAATAAACAGAAGTATCACTTCAGCGTTTGAGAACCCAGTACGGTATGAGGATGTGGATTCTAAACTTCCGCCCCTCATACAGTCTTTCAAACAGTTAGAAAAGAATGAAGTCATAACCATCATAAAAGATACAGAAAGCACTATCGGTGAAAAAGAGAAAGAGTTCATTCGTCATACGGATAAAGGATATACTGTAGCCGAGTATCTAGCTGGACAACCGATACTCCAAAAACGCTATTCTCGATCCGTCGGTGAAGGAATTGACGATGCCAATGATTTTAAGATCAATCTACTCAATGTAGAGGGTCAGCCTGATCTTCATTCATTGCTACTAACGGGTCGATCAGGGGCAACCACCACTCGAGCCTCTGAAATCGAAGAAAGTCAATATATGGTCCGTTTATCCTCATTCGTGAACTTGTTACAGGAAAAGGGTGTAAAGAACATTGTGTTATTTGACTTTTCATGTTCAGACTTCTATGATACGACTCCAAGGACAAGCCGAGCACTGCGTAATGACGCTAAACGGCGTAAACTCAACGGTGGAAAGAAAACGGAAACTCGTCGTAGAAAGAATAGACGGTATAATGGACACTCTAAAGCCAATACTCTCTCGCTACCTAGACGTCAACAAGCAACTCGCAGACATAAATACTCGGGCAAAAGACCTTCGTGAACATCGACAAACGCTTGAATTAGATTTAGCCGCTGCGTATAATGAGACTACCGCGTTACCCGCAAAGATTGAACTCAATGCATCCAAGATGGTGTTTCAAGTGAAAAAGCCAGGGGAATGGAAAAAGGGGTGGTCGCTTTCGAAGAAGCAACTTCAGAACTACTTACTTGAGATTCTTCCCGAACATGGGGAAGATGTAATGAAAGAGATTATGCGTCGTCATGAACGCACGTTGATTGCAGAAGACTATTCGTTTGAATTGAAAGCATTACTTGAGTGAGATATAGGTTCGTGTAGGGGGTGCTTTCTGTGCTTCTCGAACTTGTCGGAGCATCTCTTGCAGTTGTTGAAGTTCTTTTTCTAGAGTTTGAAGATTCGTCTCTACCATGAACCCTGTATGGATTCTCGCGATACACGGCGTCATCTCTCGATGGGCACGAACGACACGGGCAGTCAGAGTCACTAAAGCTTTTTCCATTAATTTATGATGTTGATGCAAGATATTTTTAAACTAGAAAACGGACCTTCACAAAGTAAGGTATAGAGTGTAATGGAATCCTATTGCCCTTACAATTCCGCCAATCGCCCATTCACTGAACGAGACATCCACAAGCTCCTTCATAAACACGGTTTGCCACACTACAGAGCACAGAATGTGCGAGTGTTTCAGACTGCGATGGTTCATACAACCTATGTGCGGAGAACGGACTATACGACTCCCGACGGAACGCCAGCTCAACTTGCACCCTGCCCTCCTGGCGTCATGCCGCTTCAAGACGAATCCTATGAATGTCTAGAATTTGAAGGCGATTCGGTCTTGGGTGTCTGCGTGGCGACCTACCTTCGTAAGAAGTATCCAGAGAAGAAGCAGGGATTCCTTACCGATGCCCGTAAG